AGCCGTGGAAGCCGCAAAGGAAAATGCTGCATTAAACGGCCTTTCCAACTGTGAATTTATCGCAGGTGATGTTTTGAAAGTGTTGGATGATTTAACGAAGAAGCCGGATCTGATCATTTTGGATCCGCCCCGTGACGGTATTCATCCGAAGGCCCTTCCGAAGATTATAAGCTACGGCGTGGACAAGATGGTCTACGTCTCCTGCAAGCCGACTTCCCTTGCCAGAGACCTCGAAGTCTTCATGGCCTGCGGCTACAAGCCGACAAGACTCTGCCTCGTGGACATGTTCCCCGGAACGGTGCATATAGAAACTGTGGTGCTTTTGTCCAAACTTTCCGAAAGCCCGAAAATAGGCGTTACATTGAATGTCGAAAAACTACCTATTTCGTCTGCTGAAACAAAGGCAACCTATGATAAAATCAAATATTATGTGGAAAATAAGTACGGCTTCAAGGTCTCAAACCTTTATATAGCGCAGGTTAAACAGGAATATGGCATTATCGAGCGTGAAAACTATAATAAGGGTGAGGGCAAAAGCCGTGTCCCACAGTGTCCAGATAAAAAGCGTGAAGCGATTATAGATGCTCTTCAATATTTTCAGATGATATCGAAAGCATGATTATCAGTCTTCAAAGATTATCATATATTTTTTGATAAGGAGTTATAGGTTATGACAGAACAGGAACAACAAAAATCGGCTGAGCAATTTGCTGACAAGTGGAAAGATGCAGAAAATGAAGGGATAGATAGTGAAGGTATAGATAGCCATTGTGCATTTTGGATAACATTGTTAAGTGAAGTCTATGGTATTGAAAATGCCGAGAATTTTGTCCATTTTGGTACAATTGGTAGTTTTAACTTTATAGATGCCTTTATACCAGATTTCGGAATATTGATAGAGCAGAAATCAAAGAATAAAGATTTGAAATCATTCAGGCGTGAGTCTGATGCAGTATTTCAGAATTTGTTGAAAAATCTCGATAAGGTACAGAAAGTGACGAATTGGAGATATTTTGTTTCCTGTAAGTATGATGTTTTCGTTGTTTACAGGCTAGATGAGCCTGAAAGAGAACCCGATGTTGTACGACTGGAAGAATTGGGGAAAGAATACAAAAAACTAGCTTTTTTGGCTGGTAGATAGGGGACGTTAATATGACAGATACAGAACAGAAAAAAGCATCCAAACGATTTGCGGAATATTGGAAAGGTAAGGGAGATGAAAAAGGCGAAAGTCAGAAATTCTGGCTTTCTCTTTTGCGTGATGTTTATGGCGTGGAACACCCCGAAGAATATATTAGTTTTGAAGATAGAGTTTTCTTGGGGCATACCAGCTTCATTGACGGATATATATCAGAAACAAAGGTCTTAATAGAACAAAAAGCATTAGGAAAGGACTTGAAAGCCCCGATAAGACAATCAGACGGAACATTTCTTACCCCGTTTCAGCAGGCAAAGCGTTATGTTACAGAACTTCCTGTATCAAAGCACCCGCGTTTTGTAATAACCTGTAATTTTTCTACTTTCCTTGTCTATGATATGGAAAACCCGTCAGGGGAGCCAGAGGAGATAAAACTTGATAATCTTGAAAAGGACTATTACCGTTTGTCATTTTTAGTAGATAGTGGTAACGTCCATTTAAAGCGCGAGATGGAACTATCTATTCAGGCTGGCGATATAGTTGGTCTGATATATGATGCGCTTCTTAAACAATATAAAGAGCCTGATAACCCTGAAAGCCTAAAAAGCCTTAATATGCTTTGCGTAAGGCTTGTATTTTGCATGTATGCCGAAGATGCTGGCATATTTGGCAGGCATAGTATGTTCCATGACTACTTAGCTGGTTTTGATGTCAAGAATATGCGCCGTGCGCTGATTGACTTGTTCAAAGTGCTTGATACAAAAGCGGAGGATAGAGACCCATATCTTGATGAAAACCTTCTTGCATTTCCATATGTTAATGGTGGTTTGTTTAGCAAAGAAGATATAGAAATACCGCAGTTTACCGAAGAAATCAAGGATTTACTTCTGGCGAAAGCAAGTGATGATTTTGACTGGGCTGAAATAAGTCCTACGATTTTCGGAGCGGTATTTGAAAGTACTTTGAACCCTGAAACAAGACGTAGTGGAGGTATGCACTATACCAGCATCGAAAATATTCACAAGGTTATAGACCCACTATTTCTTGATGATTTACGAAAAGAACTTAAAGAGATAGAGTCTATTACGGTAGAAAGAACTCGAAATAGCAAGCTTTTAGATTTTCAAGAGAAATTATCACAGCTTACATTCTTAGACCCTGCGTGTGGAAGCGGTAATTTCCTGACGGAAACATACATTTCACTTAGAAGACTTGAAAATGAAGCACTTGCGACACGTCTACATAACCAGATGACGTTCGGCAGTGGAGATTTTACACCAATCAGGGTATCAATCGGACAATTCTACGGAATTGAAATCAATGACTTTGCTGTGACGGTCGCTAAGACTGCACTGTGGATTGCTGAAAGCCAGATGATGAAGGAAACGGAGAATATTGTTTTAACACATCTGGAATTTCTACCACTCAAATCGTACGCAAATATAGTTGAAGGTAATGCTCTGCGAATTGATTGGGAAAGTGTTGTTCCCAAAAGTAAACTTAATTACATAATGGGTAATCCGCCATTTGTAGGGGCGAGGATAATGGATGAGACCCAAAAGCAAGATGTAATAGATATATTTGGAAAGGATTGGAAGAATGTAGGAAATCTCGATTATGTATGTTGCTGGTATAAGGTTGCAACAGAAATAATGAAAGGGAGTTCTATCCGTACGGCACTTGTGTCTACAAATTCAGTTTCCCAAGGAGAGACAGTTGCAAATCTTTGGAAACCTTTGTTTGAAAGAGGTGTGCATATAGATTTTGCACACAGGACTTTTAGATGGGATAGCGAGGCGAAAATTAAGGCACATGTTCATTGCGTGATTATTGGATTTAGTACGGCACCAAACAAGAAACCACGTCAGCTTTACAATTTAGATTACATGCAGATAGTCAATAATATCAATGGGTATCTTGTTGATGCTGATGATATATTTATTGAAAGCAGGAGCACAGTAATATGCGATGTGCCGAAAATAGGCATAGGAAATATGCCGATAGATGACGGCAACTACCTATTTACAAAGGATGAAATGGAAGCATTTATTGCACAAGAAAGAATGGCTGAGAGGTGGTTCCATCCTTGGTATGGTTCATATGAGTTCATTAACAGAGCTCCTAGATATTGCTTATATCTGGCAGACTGTCAACCGCATGAGTTGCGCCAAATGCCAGAGGTGTTAAAGCGTGTGGAAGCCGTAAAGGCATTTCGTGCTAGTAGTTCAAGGGGGTCGACGAAGAAATTGGCAGATGTGCCGTTACAGTATGGAACCACAAATGTTCCATCAGGCGATTATATCATCATTCCCAAGACTTCATCGGAAAAAAGGCGTTATATTCCTATGGGATTTATGACACCTGATGTTATATGTAGCGATGCAGTATTCATAATCCCGAATGCTACCTTGTATCATTTTGGCGTGCTTACTTCTAATGTTCATATGGCATGGGTAAGAGCTGTGTGTGGCAGGCTAAAAAGCGATTATAGATACTCGAAAGACATTGTATATAATAACTTCCCGTGGCCGACACCGACAGACGAACAGAAGGCTAAGATAGAAGAAACGGCACAAGCTATACTTGACGCACGGGCGTTATACCCTGATAGTTCGCTAGCAGATTTATATGATGAGCTAACGATGCCATCCGAACTGCGCAAAGCACATCAGGAAAATGATAAAGCCGTTATGCGCGCTTACGGCTTCTCGATAAAAGATACAACAGAGAGTAGCTGTGTGGCAGAACTGATGAAGATGTATCAAGAACTTGTAAAATAAAGAAAGCGGTGGAGTGTTCCACCGCTTCTTTATTATTTTGTTTCTATCAGTAGGTCTATACCGTCAGGTATGGTCATAAATCCGTCATCATCGGCAGGCGTTTGGGAAGCCTGCCATTTTTCTAATGCTTCTACCGCTTCGATGAAGCCATAGCCGTACATATCGCGAATAACGTCTATATTATCACGTCTGGGGTGCGTATAGCCGTCTGTAAAAATATATCCATGATTGTCATATATTACATAGTCTGGATTTTGCTTGTAAATCAAAGATTGACCATCTTTGCTTAACCTAAACTTATCTGAATCATGTGATAACAGATAATCTTTTACTGATATACACTTGCACTTTTCTAATCTTGCTTTATTAACTCCATTTGACATAATTGAATACCTCCTGATTACTGTGAATTAAAAGCCAGGGGTGCCTACCTATGTACTTTGTTCTAAGGTAGCCTTTACACCTTAGCTGGTACTTTATGTACCTTATTTCTTTACTACTAAACTACTTTACTTCTGTGAGTGCCAGATTACTTCTGGTACTCAATTACCTAGGTAAAAAAAACAAAAAATTGCGAGCAAAAAATAAACTATGAATGGTCTTCTTTTCATAGGCTTTCTTTTTTTGTTTTAAGATTTTGCCGACAAATTCTTTACTTCTGTTCTGTGCCAAACACAAGGGACTGTCTTTTCTGTTTTTTCATACTTACAGTTTTATGTTCATTATCAATATGCTCGATGAAAATAAAAAAGAAAGAAAAATTTTTATTTTATTTTTTGTATTTTCCAGTTTATGTGTCGAACACGAAAAGTTCTGCATTGGCGGTTTACATAAGTCATATTTTAGTTGTACATGGAAAATCAATTTGTTTTAAATCGGTCATATTGTCTATGCAACATAAATTAATCGTACGAAACATGGAGGAAAATAATATGAAGAAAACAACAGAAGCTAAACAAAGCACATATGACAAGATTAGGGACATCATTATATCAAGACTTGAAGAAGCAAAGAAAGCAGCCGAGGACGGTTCGGCAGAGGATGCTTTCCATTGGATAAAGGGCTGGTCAGGTTCAGGACTTCCTTACAATGTTAGTCATGAAAGCATGGAACACGGAAAACCATTAGTCTATCAGGGTATCAACCAGATGTTGTTGTCTTTGGCGTGCGGTGGAGCAGATGAATGGCTGACTTTTTCAGCTATTAAGCGCTATCAAGAAAAAGATAAGTCCGTGAAACTTCGAAAAGGCGCAAAAGGGCAGAGCATTGTGTACTTTGATAAGTATGTGAAAAAGGATAAAGACGGAAATCCTGTTGAAGTGGACGATGATGGGAATGCGATACCGCACTATTTTGCAAAGATGTACTATGTGTTTTCCGTTGAAGATGTAGAGAATTTGCCACGTCGCTTTAATAAGGTTAAGCACTATGAACACGATGCGAATATATCCATAGAACATATGGAAAGTGTGTTGTCATATTATTACAAGGCATCTGGTATAGAGGTCGAGACTATTGACGGTGGCAATCAAGCATATTTTATGCCAGCAAAAAACCTGATACGCATACCGCAGAAAGATAACCATATAACAGCTGAAAGCTATGCACATACACTGTTACATGAGAGCGGTCATTCAACTGGTAAAGCATTGGGAAGAGATATACATAATTCATTCGGCTCTAAGGAGTACTCCTATGAAGAACTGGTAGCTGACATTACTGCGGATTTCCTGATGTGCAGATTTCATATAACAACAGATAGTGTATCCGATGACCAGTTGAAGAATAGCATAGCTTATCTTTCTAATTGGATAGCCGTATTAAAAGAACAACCTGCAAAGATGATTGTTAAGGCAAGCACTGACGCACAGAATGCGGCTGATTATATCATTGATACAGCTTATGAAAAGATGAAGGAAGAAATGATAGCAAGCAAAGAGGCAGTCTTGCAGTTTGATAATGGCAACTTCCTATATATTCAGGATATTGGTGGCGGTGAGTTTGAGTATTCATTTTATGATAGTAACGGGTCGCTTATAGATAGCGGAATACACGAAAGCAAAAAAGCGGAGAACATATATGATGTTGCAAATGACATCTTAGAAGATGTTGAATTGTCAGTTGATGAAGGCTGGCTTGTATCAGTTGGTTCTTTTAAGGAATATATATGGTCTATGGAAGAGGGTAGAGGCGAAGAAATATGAATGATATAGATTTTTTTGACACAGATATTGATGTTATAGAAACACAGTTTGATGAATACCTTGAAAAGAATGACATAAACTGTTTGGACTTTGAAATTGATGGCACGGGGTTCGCTCTAATTTGGGCGGACACCTCGCGTGTCATTCTATATGAAAAGAAAGTCTATTACATTGAAAAAGGTGCTGTCTATTATGTGAATTTACATGCTATCAGGACATACAGAAGCTATGAAGATGCATTAGATAATATTGATGGCGATTTATCATATTACATTTATGGTTTGCCAACCAAGATAGAAAATATGGAGGATTATGAATTATGAAGATAAAGAACATGATTAACAAGATAATGAAGACATATGAGGAAGAAGAAACTACACACACAGTTGCAGAGGTGCGCGCGAAAAGGAGAATAGATAATGATAGGAAAGCACAGACACACAAACAGACAATAGGATTGCTGGTTGATGAGGCTGGAAAACGTGTCGAAAAATTGAAGGCGCAAGTGAAAGAAGATGGTTCATCAGATGAAGTATCAGCCTATATATGTTTGGTTCAAAAAGACTTGGAAAAATATCCAGAGATTTTGGCACAGAACGTATCAGAAGAAGAATATATACAAGAGGAAGATTATCTTGGGGGCTTGATTGACGATATGGATAGCATGATACGAATGCATGAAGATGAAAAGCTACGCAATAGCTTTACGTATTCATCGGCTTCTATTGACGATATGATATCGGGAATGAAGGACGATGCAGATGAATATAATCGTCAAGAGAAGAAGAATAGGATAGGCGGAGGGCTGTCTGCATCTTCTTCGTTTGGCGCATTTGACGCAGTCCGCAAGAACAAGAATAATGATGGTTCTGGTTCGGACGGCGGAAATTGAGTTTTGCTACTTTTTAAAAAGTAGCTTACGGCGTTTTGGGGCATACCCAAAACGTGTTAGTAAGCGAACGCAAAGTGTTTGACGAAAAATGAAAGGAGTAAATGTTATGGGGTGTGGTGGTAATAGAGTAAATTCCAAAGTATGTAAATTGTCAAATACATACACCAAAAAATTTATTGAAGAAGTGCTAGAAGCACATGCGTATAAAAATCATAATCAGGAACAAGTTAAGAACAATTATGTTATAAAAGTCTGTGAAGATATAACAGGAAAATTTGACTATGATAACAAGCGACTAATAAAGCCTATATCCAATGCAGATTATAACAAGAATATACAAGCATATCTAAAAGAAAAAACTGAATATTACGGAAAACCTGACAGCAAGGGGAGATATCACAAGATTTCAAAAGACGTTGTTTTGATGCGTGAACTAGTATTTTATCTCCCTAATGATGCTAATGATAGATTTAGAAATGATGAAGATTTATTCCACTCTTGGTGTGATGATAATATGAAATGGTTCAAAGAACAATATAAAACTTTTGAAATCGTTGCCGCCGTAGGACATTCGAGCGAGACCAGTTTTCACATGCATCTTCTATTCTTGCCAACTGGGGAGCAGGGCGGTAAATTGGCTAACAATAAATATTTTTACGACCACGATAAAGACGGAAAAAAATGTAGAACAGGTGCAACAATTCTATCAGAGCGCCAACAATCATACATAAATGAAGTGTTGCATAAATACGATATTGAAGGCGGTATTAAAGGCTCAAAAGCAACACACAGGGATTTGAATTATTATAAATCTACACTTGCTCACGATGTTAAAGAACTGGAAGAACGTAAAGAACGTGATGCCGAGCTATGCGCTGAAATGGAAACCATAGAAATAAACGAACTGGATAGGCTGTATCAGGTGGAAGCAGAACACGAAGAAATGATTTCAACATTAGATAGGTTATTTGCGGAAATATATAATGTGGTTCCTGCTTTTGTGCAAAGACTTATGGAAAATATTGCTGACAGATTTTTCAAGCGAGGGCAGGAGCATAATCAGGTAATGGAACATTAGAGAAAAGACAGGCTGAACGCCTGTTTTTTTAGTTAAAGGAGTTGCGGACTTGTTTGTATAGATATAGAATTGGTTTGGACAACCAAAAACCGTTTCGAGGTACAAAGATGAAGAAAGCATATTCATATACAAGGGTATCGACTGAAATACAGATAGACGGATACTCATTGGATGCACAAGATGAAGCGATTGAAAGATACGCAAAAGCAAATGACATTCAGATAGTAAAGAAGTTTTCCGACGAGGGCAAATCGGGAAAGAATATTACAGGTCGTGCATCATTCAGAAAAATGCTGGAAGATGCTAAGTCTGGAAAAGATGGTGTAAAGACTATTATTGTATTTAAGATTTCAAGATTTGGCAGAAATGCTTCTGATGTCTTATCTACTGTTCAAGATTTACAGGATTATAACATAAATGTGGTTTGCGTAAGTGAAGGCATTGATAGCAGTAATGACAGCGGAAAACTTCTTCTTGCATTGATGAGCAGTATTGCAGAAATGGAAAGGGAGAATATTATTGTTCAGACAATGGCTGGTCGAATGCAGAAGGCGAGGGACGGACGCTGGAACGGCGGTCAAGCTCCTTACGGATATAAAATAGGTGATAAAGGGGTGCTTGAAATAGTGCCCGAAGAAGCGAAGGCCGTTAAACTGATTTTCAAAAAATATACCACTACTGATTTGGGATATGTGGGCGTTACAAAGTATCTTCGCGATGCTGGGGTTAAGAAAAGCACAAGGCAGAATGGAAAACTTGTGGTGTTTCAAGAAGATACAGTAAAGAAAATATTAAGTAATCCGACTTATTGTGGGAAAATCAGATATGGAAAATCCAAAACAGAAAAGATTATTGGGAAGCGAGGGGAATATAGACGAGTACAAAGTGATGATTATATTCTCGTGGAAGGAAAGCATAAGCCGATAATAGATGAAAAGACTTTCAAGACGGCACAGGAGAAAATAAAGATTAACGCAAAGCGTAGGGTCAAGATACACAATGTTGGTCACGAATATTTATTTAGTTCCATTCTACGCTGTCCTGTATGTGGAAGTGCGATGTATGGGAACGTAAGCAGAAAGAAGAATAAGGACGGTTCTCTTTATAAGGATTACTATTTCTATCAATGTAAACATCGCATAAAGGTAGACAATGAGCCTTGCTCCTACAAAACGCATATTAGAGAAGAATTGGTAAATGGTGCTGTTTTTCAAGTGCTTTACAAGCTTATGGCAGAAAAGGGTGTAGCCGAAGAATTCAAGGAGCAGATGAATAGGCAGGTGGACACCAAAGCGATAGAGGAAGAAATCACTATTGCGGATAAGAATGTTAGAAGTCTCAATCTACTGCGTGACAGGATAAACTCACAATTGGATAATCTTGATTACACGGAGAGCAATGCAGATATGAAAGAGGTTGATTTGAACAAACGTCTTGAAGATTGTTATTGCAGGCTTTTAGATGCACAGAAAGTTCTTGACTTGGCAAGAAGAAAACTTGAAGTGGCAAAAGAGGAACAGTTCTCCATTGAAAAGTCTTACGAAATGTTGAAACAGTTTGGTGGGCGGTTTGATGCTATGACTGATGCCCAGAAAAAGAAGTTTGTTCAAGTCACATTTAAGCGAATAGAAATATTCCCTGATTTCAAGGAACGGGGGCAGTTGTTGAAGTCCATAGACCTGATGCTTCCGCTGTATTGGCATGGAACGCTCACAAACAAGATAAGTTTGGACAAATCCGACGACGTTGAATGTATAGCGTGTATACAAAAAATAGGAGACAAAAAAGACTGAGTATGGGTTGTGTGAAAAATGTGAAAAACTAACACAATGCGAATAAAAACTTTGAAATAAATGAAGGCATTTCGACATGTTTGGACAAGCCAATACTGTCGAAAGCTGTGTGCTCCTCGAGCGGGTGAGCAACCGAAAAGCAGACTTCTATGTAAAGCTCAATGTGAAGATGGAGGATTACTATAGAATCAAAGATGCAGAAGGCGGTGAAATGAATGGATAAGGAAAGTATTATATACGATACAGCAACAATAAGCGATATTCCGGAACTTGTCAGGCTTAGAATTCTGTATATGATAGATGATTTTGGCTCTTTAACTGATGAAGAAAGAGAAAGCATGGAAAAACAGCTCCCGGGATATTTTAAAAG